GATGCAGTAGGAAAAGTTGCTCTTGGTGTTGATAGCGTTACAGATAGTGTTGGAAATGCTGTTGATGCGGTTAAGGAGTTTGGTAAAGAGGTTGCGGATGATGCTGCTAAAGCAGCCAAGATAGCAGACCAAAGAGCCAAAGCCGAAAAGATGGCAAGGGATTTAATCGTAGAAAGAGCAGAGGCAGAAAGAAAGATTGCAGAGATACGAGAAAAGGCAGCAGACAAAGAAAATTTTACAGCAGAAGAAAGAATAGAACTTTTAAAAGAAGCTGGTGCAATAAGTGAAGATTTAGCAAATAAAGAAACAGAAGTAGCACGAATAAGGCTTGAAGCTAAACAAGTAGAAAATGCTTTAACAAAAAGTAATAAAGCTGATTTAGATGAAGAAGCACAGTTAAAAGCTGATTTAATAAATAAAGAAACACAAAGGCTTAAACTACAAAAGGCATTAACAGCCGAAGTAACAACCGCAACAAGAGAGGCAAGTGCAGAAGCTAAAGCAGCAGCAGCAGAAGAAAAAGCAATAGAAGATAAGAAAATAGCAGAAGAAAAAACTCGTTTAGATGCTATTGATAAAATAAGAAACGACTTTGCTGATAAACAAAGACAAAAAGAAGCAGAAACAGAACTGCAAAAACTTGCATTAGAAAAAGAAAAAAAGATAGCAGAGTTAGATAAATTAAACGCAAGTGAAGAACAAAAACTTGAGGTACTTGCTTACTATGCTGGTTTAAGAACTGATTTAGAAGAAAAAGAAAATAAGAAAAAAGCAGATATTGAGAAGTTAAGAAAACAGCAAACTCTCGCAGATGCTTCTAATACCTTTAATCAAATAGCACAATTAGCTGGCAAAGACAGTAAGATTGGAAAAGCGATGGCTATTGCAAGTGCTACAATTAGTGGTGTACAAGGTGTGCAGAACGCATATACAACCGCACAAAAATCGCCTATTACAACATTTTTCCCAGCATATCCAGTTGTACAAGCAGCTTTAGCTGGTGCAGTAGCAGCAAAAAACATAGCTGCAATAAAAAGTGTAGATAGTAGCGGAAAAGGTGGGGGTGGTGCGCCAACCACAACCGCATCCTCACAACCGCCATCATTCAACATAGTAGGAGCAACAGAAACAAGTCAATTAGCAGAGGCAGTAGGTAGTCAGACACAACAGCCAGTACAAGCGTATGTAGTAGCAAATGACATAACAACAGCACAGAGTTTAGAAAACAACATTGTAGAGGGTGCGACACTATAAATACAAAAATTAATAAAAAACATTATATAATAATATGCGGATAGTAGAACTAATTTTAGACGAAGAACAAGAAATAGGTATAGAAGCTATTAGCGTAGTGGAAAACCCAGCAATAGAAGAAGATTTTATTGCTCTTAAATCACAAGAGTTTAAACTTGCAGAGGTAGACAAGGAAAAGCGTATTTTAATGGGTGCGTTACTTATTCCAAATAAGCCTATATACAGACGAAACGGAGAAGATGAGTACTATATATATTTCTCAAAAGATACTGTCTTAAAAGCATCGCAAATGTACTTAATGCAAGGCAAACAAAACAACAGTACATTAGAACACCAATACCAAATAAACGGATTATCATTAGTTGAAAGTTGGATAGTAGAGGACAAAGTACACGACAAGAGTGTAAAGTATGGTATGGATTTACCTTTAGGAACTTGGGTTGGTGCTGTTAAAGTAAACAACGATGAGATTTGGAACGAGTTTGTAAAAACTGGTAGGGTAAAAGGGTTTAGTATAGAGGGGTACTTTGCTGATAAAATGGAAAGACCTAAAGACCAAACCATAAAAGACGAATTAGCAGCTATTGAAGAGGCTGAAGCAGAGTATTTATTGAGTGAGATACGAGCCATTATTAAAAGCGACAAGCGCGTAAAGAGTGGTAAGAAGATGGTGTTAGAAAGCTACTCTGATTATCCAAGTGGTGTGAGCAACAACGCAAAGAGAGGTTTAGAACTTAACGAAAAGGTAAACAACAAATGTGCAACCCAAGTAGGTAAGGTTAGAGCGCAACAATTAGCACAAGGCAAACCAATATCTAAAGAAACTATTAAACGGATGTATTCTTATTTGTCAAGAGCAGAGGAATACTACGATGAGAACGACACAAAGGCTTGCGGTACGATTTCATATTTATTATGGGGTGGTAAGGCTGGTCTACGTTGGGCTAACAAAAAATTAAAAGAGTTAGATGCGTAAGGTAGCGGTTAAAATAGAACGCAAAAGAGTAAGACGTAAAGGCATACACGCTAAAAGCAAAACAAGTCAATTAAAGTCAAGTAAGAACTATAAGAAACTATATAGAGGACAAGGCAAATGAGAAGATTTAAACAATTCTTTACACCAAGTAGAACAAGCCCAAAGGGTGGGCGCAGAGCGTGTTTATGCAAGGATAATACCTACTCTATAAAGTGCTGTGATGGTAGTTTAAGAGCGCAAGGCATTGGTAGTACAACTGGAGAACAGTTAGATGTGTGGTATGGTTATTATGTTCAATCTTGTGGCGATGGTCATAATCATCACGTTCATATACACAACACAGAACTAACAGTAGGTAAGACATATTATTTGACTTTAGAAAATAATCATAATGAATGTTATACTATTTTAGAAGAAAGTCAAGCAGAGGGAATACATATAAATACAGCATCTATTGCTTATGATGATTGTACAACTTGTGAAAATGCTAACTAAAAATGCAAAATTAATTTTTAACACTTATATATTAATATGAACACGAACGATATGATTAGTAAAATCAAAGATGTTTTAAACTTATCCGAAGAAGTTAAGTTGGAACAACAAGCGTTAGAGAACGGAACTGTTTTAGAAGCAGATGCGTTTGAAGCTGGTAACGAAGTATTTATTGTTACCGAAGACGAGAAAGTAGCTGTACCAGTTGGCGAATACCAATTAGAGGACGGTCGTATTTTAGTAGTAGCCGAAGAAGGTTTGATTGCAGAAATCAAAACCGAAGAAGCCGAAGAAGAAACAACTGAAGAAGTTGAAGAAGTTGAGGCTAAAGAAGATGAAAAAGAAGAAATGGGCTACGCTACTAAAGAAGAACTTGCAGAGGTTAAATCAATGATTGAGGAAATCAAAGCAATGTTAGAGCCAAAAGAGGACTTAAGCGCAGATGAGTTAGGAAACCTTGTAACAGAGGAACTATGCAAGCACGAAAAAGTAGAGTTAAGCGAAGTACCAGAAGAAGTACAAGCAGAACTTAACGAGCCAGCAGCCGAGCCAATTCAAGCTAACCCAGAGGCAAAACAACACAAAGTACAATTTAAAATTGCACCTAATAGAAGATTAGGGACATTAGATAGAGTATTTTCAAAACTAAATAAATAAATAACTAAAAACTAAAATAAAATGAGTTTATCAATTACAACCTCATATTCTGGGGAATTTTCATCAAAGTACGTAGCGGCAGCGTTGCTTTCTGCGGACACATTAGACAAAGGCAATATTACAATTATGCCTAACGTCAAGTTTAAATCTGTAATTCAAAAAGCTTCTACTGACGATATCGTAAAAGATGCTACTTGTGATTTTCAAACTGGACAAGGAACACTAACATTAACAGAAAAAATCTTACAGCCAGAAGAATTTCAAGTAAACCTTGACCTTTGTAAGAAAGACCTACACAGTTCGTGGCAAGCTGCTGAAATGGGCTTTGGATTGAATGACACTCTACCAGCTTCTTTCTCTGATTTTGTATTGGCTCACGTTGCTGCTAAAGTAGCTGACCGCACAGAGAAAAACATCTGGAGTGGTTCTACTGCAACTTCTGGACAATTTGACGGATTTGCTACATTGTTAGCTGCTGATACTGATTTGCCAGCTGGACAAGACATCGTAGGTACTGCTGTAACAGCCGCAAACGTAGTTGCTGAATTAGGTACTGTTGTAGATGCTATCCCAACTGCTGTTTACGGAAGTGAAGATTTGGCTATATATGCTGCTTCTAACGTAATTCGTGCTTACACTCGTGCTTTAGGCGGATTTGGTGCTGCTGGAGTTGGCGCAAACGGATACGAAAATAAAGGAAACAACCAAGTTCTTGGTAACCTTTTCTTTGATGGTATTCCAGTAATTCCAGCAAGAGGTGCTGCTGACGATGTAATTATTGCTGCTGAAAAGTCTAATCTTTTCTTTGGAACTTCCTTGATTTCTGATTTGAATAATATATCTGTTTTAGATATGCAAGAAATCGATGGCTCGATGAATGTTCGTGTAGTGATGAGATTTACTGCTGGCGTACAATACGCTCAAGTATCTGACATCGTTTACAGAACTGTATAATAATTAATTAATCAACGTAGAAAGGGGTGGGGCAATTTACCCTACCCTTTTTTATTTAAAAAAACTATAAAAATATGGCTTGTTCATTAACAACTGGTAGAAAAGTACCTTGCAAAAGCGCAGTAGGTGGTATT